TATAAGCTAGATGTTCCATCTGCTGCTACTGAATGATTGTCTTGTGCAGTAAATCCGTTGCTATTCATCATCATATTTTGGGGCATAACTTTATCAGGTGCTAAAGAATCAAATGTCATCTTCCAAACCCTTCTTCCTGATCTTCTTTGAAAGTTATCACCTTCCTCACCATTTGTTAAACCAAATGGTTCTGTACCCCAGTTGTTAGGTTTAGTCCAATTAGCAGAAGATATAGTTTTCCCTGATATAGTAGATTTTTGTGATATACCATATTCAAATTTAGTTGATGTAGATAATTGTGTGTTTTGTGGAAATGTATATGATTTACCCCATAAAATACTGCCTATTTTGCCTTTTTTTAAATTATCTTGTGCTGTTAAACCATTTCCTGTTGTAGATTGAAACCAAAATTGTATATTACGAATATCATCACTAACATTTGCAGTATCTAAATTAAATAAACTCCAACCATCATATTCAGGAGGGCTATCTATATTTGTATTTACAATATTTGAATAATCAATATCAAAGGTATTATTAGCTGCTAAATTATCCCTTGCACATTCCACATAAAAATCTATCAGGCTTGAATTAAAATTATGCCCTA